CCAGAAGCGCTGGAGCGTGCTTACGAATGGTATACGTCAGGTCCACGTCAGCGTTTACAACCCGGTGGAGCAATTGTACTTGTAATGACAAGATGGAATATGAAAGATCTAACTGGTAAACTTTTAAATGCACAATCTAAATTAAAAGCAGATCAGTGGGACGTGGTTGAGTTTCCAGCAATCCTACCTAGTAATAAACCTATCTGGCCACAGTATTGGAAGATCGATGAACTAGAAGGTGTTAAGGCTTCACTATCAATTGGTAAGTGGAACGCGCAGTGGATGCAAAACCCAACTGCAGAAGAAGGATCAATCTTAAAACGTGAGTGGTGGAGACTTTGGGAAAAACCTGGAATACCACCTTTACAACATATCATACAAAGTTATGACACAGCATTTAGTAAAAAGGAAACAGCTGACTATAGTGCAATTACTACCTGGGGAGTCTTTTATCCCAACGAAGATCCAGGTGAAGCTCCTAATTTAATTTTACTGGACTCGTTTAAAGAACGGCTAGAGTTTCCAGAACTTCGTAAAGAAGCATTAGAACAGTATAGATATTGGAAACCTGATACAGTTATTATTGAAGGTAAGGCAACTGGAATGCCATTAACTTATGAGTTGCGAAAAATAGGGATACCTGTTATAAATTTCACACCTAGCAAAGGACAAGATAAACACGCTAGAGTAAACGCTGTATCGCCGATGTTTGAGTCGGGGATGATTTGGGCGCCTGACGAAGATTTCGCAGATGAGGTTATAGAGGAGTGTGCATCATTTCCGTATGGAGACAATGACGATTTGGTGGACAGTACAACACAGGCGTTAATGCGTTTTAGACAGGGAGGGTTTGTAAAACTTCCTGATGACTATGAAGAAGAATCATTACCGCAAACACATAGGGAATACTACTGATGGCATCAGAAGATAAAGATTACGAACAATCAGCATTAGGTAAAAGAGTTAATGAACTTATGGATGACGGCTACGACTTCGGCGAGGCTGTTAAACAAGCTATGAGTGAAGGACTTAAAGACGGCGGATCGGTAGGTATAGAAGTTTTATTCAAACCTAAAAGACAAAATTTTTTTATGGGCGGTCCGGCATTAGAGGGCCAAGCATTATCTATTTACAATTCTATGAATACGTACGGTGCAACTGATCAGGAGATCGCGGATCGTTTATCGTCATTGGGTTTATATGATCCAAATGCTTCAACACCTGATTCAGGTCAAAGCGGAAGCCAATCAGGTCAAGGTGGCGGTCAAGGTGGTGATGGAAGACAAGGAGGAATAATGGATCTTGATCCATATAGCAATACTTCTTCTTTTAAAAATCAAACAAATACAAGTCCTGTTGATTATTCCAAATATAGTGCCTCTGAAATAGAAAAAGGTATAGATATTTATGGAAACCCAATAGATGAATCAATAACTAGTAAAGGTTTTATTGGAAGCGCTATGGATAAATTTTCTAACCTTCCAGGAATTAAACAAGGAAAAGGATTGATTAATACTATAATGGATAATACTTTAGTAGGTAGATTAGCTGCAATGAGAAACCCATTAAACCCTAGTGCATCTAATTATAATCCTAGTCTTCAAGGTCAAATAGATTTTCTTGAAGGGGCAACAGGATCAAGAATAACCGGAACAGGAGACGATCTAACAGTTACAGAAGGTCTTGCAATGATTGGTAGAGATCCTAATAGTGGTTTAGCAAAATATGGACCTGGTTCAGTGTTAGCTGGTAAAAATGTTGTGTCAGGTTTTGGTACAAATGATTATGAAGATATGTTAGAGGGTTATATTGAAGATATGATTGGTCGTGGAACTCTTTCAACTTTTCAAAAATCTAAATTAGATCAAGCCTATAAAGAATTAGAAAGAGCAAGAATAGGAGCGCAAAATAGAATTGATAATCTTAATAAACAAAAAGCTGAAGCTAAAGCCGCAGGTGATGCTAAAAAAGCAAGAGACTTACAAATTGCAGCAGCAGCTAAAGCACAAGAGATTTCTAGAAAAGAAGCCGCACAACAACAAGCAGCAATTGAACGAGATCAAGCAAGAGACGACAATAGAGGTGGTGGAGCAAATCAAAGTGGTGGTGGATATAGTTCAGGAAGTGGTTACAACGAAGGTAACTATTGTTTTGATCCAAGCACTCCTATTCAAATGGCTGATGGTTCGACTAAACAAATTAAAAACATACAACTTGGTGATGACACTAAAGGTGGAGAAGTTACAGGTGTATTTCAATTTAAAGCAACTGACGAGATTCACGACTATAAAGGCGTTACTGTTGCAGGTAGTCACTATGTTAAAGAAGATGGTAAATTTATTATGGTCAAAGACAGCCCGCTGTCCGTCAAGATTGATAAGATACCAGTTGTCTACTCACTAGATACATCTGGTCGAAGAATCTTTATTAACGACATTGAATTCGCTGATTACAATGGTGATGGCGTAGCTAAAAACTTCCTAACGAATGCTGGTGTAGACCTTACAGGTTTTGATACAGAAGTATTAAGACAAGTAGAGCACCGGTTAATCTAGGAGGAGATAGTGGTTAAAAGACTTCCCGTTACTGCAGAACAAGAAGCAATAGCACAAAAACTTTATGGAAAAAGTTTTGATGATTTAACTATTCAACAAAGAACAAAATTAAGAACTGGTGCTAGAGGAGCAATGTCAATTTCTGATACTGTTACCTTTGAACAATATTTAGATGACTATAAAAATATGGCTGCAGATCCTAACTATATTCCAAAATATATAAAACCAAATTTAGGATCAGGAATGAGTGCTCAACAAAAAAGAGCAAGAGCAGAAGCTAAAAATAGTATTGAAGCTTTTGAACAAAAATTTCAAAAAAATGTTAACAAAAGAAAAAGATTAAAACGAGCAGCAGATCCAGTTAAAAAAGAAAAAGATTTAATATCTAAAGCAGAGAGAAGAGTTAATAGAAGAATTAAAAAGAAAGATGTAGCTTTAACTGATAGAGAAAAAAAATTAAATTTAGAACAAAGAGCAGAAACTAGAAAACTAAACGAACCGATTAGAAAAAATCCTAAATTAGTTTTAGATAATAAAGATTTAATGGAAAAACTTTCTATCACAGTTTCTAAAGATGGAGACATAGTTAAAGTTCCAACAGGACTGACTGAAGATTATTTAAAAGAGAGAGGCTTATTTGAAATAGATCATCAAAGAGATAT